ACAGAGCGTTGCTTGCAGATGAGCCACGGGTCGGAAAGACCGGTGCTGCCATTATTGCAGCCGATATGATCCTTGCTAAAAAGATTGATGTGGTCACGACCGCCTCTGGCCGCGCCGTATGGCGCAGAGGCTTCGATGCTTGGTCAAAGATGGGCCGTTCTGTAGCTATTGTTGGAGTAGATAAAGATGCCGAGAACGCAGATGTACGCATTTTGTCGTATCAAGGCGCAATCAACTTCAACAACAAGCGGAAAACCGATCTCGTCATTCTGGACGAAAGTCATTTTATCAAAAACCCAGAAGCCAAACGTACCGAGTCAATTCTTGGTCGAGCAAGTATCAATGGGCCGAACATCATCCACGGGAATTCACTCGTTCAGCCTGATACGCGCTGTTGGTTTTTGACCGGAACCCCACTGCCGCACGATCCCGGCGACCTGTTCACAACCATGCGCACTGTTTGCCCAGAGCGTTTGTTGGCAAACCCGTGGAAGAAGTGGCCCGAAGTCACGACTTTTGCGGCGTTTCGTGATCGTTACTGCATTGTCAGAATGAAGAAGATTTCCAACTGGAACAAAATCCCAGTAGTGATCGGTGGGCGCAACCTCGAAGAACTGCATGATCGCATCGACGGGTTTATATTGCGCCGTACCCAAAAAGACATCGGTATCCGTCCGCCAGTTTTTGATCTGTTTCCGTTTGTCGCGGACAACAAAATTCTCAAGATGGTTAACGGCGACGGTATCAGGGAAGACATTGTTAATGCCGCCATCGAGGGTAACACCCGTGAACTCGACATGCACCTCGGCCCATTGCGTCGGCTTACCGGCACAATCAAGGCAGAGCTGGCAGTGACCGCTCTTTACGAAGAGTTTGAAAGCGGTCTCGACAAGATTGTTCTGATGTATTGGCACAAAGAGGTTGGGGATATTCTCCAAGCCAAACTTGCCAAATATCACCCGCTTCGTATTGATGGTTCAACGTCACCAAAAGATCGGGAGGCCGCAGAGCAGGCTTTTAACAAGACGAATAGGCATCGCGTCATGCTTGGCCAAATACAAGCGGCAGGCGAGGCGATTGATCTATCATCCGCTGCGGTTCTTTGGTTCGTGGAGACCTCTTTCACACCCAAGGATCAAGCACAGGCCGCCTTGCGGATAACGAATGTGACGCAGAAACGGAACACTTATGTCCGTGTCTGCTGCATAGAAGGCTCTATCGACGAAGCCGTTCAAGCCGCGTTGATAAGATTATGGACTGCAATCAAAGGAGTTTTGAAATGATCAATATCGACATCACGTTGGACCCCGCTTTGGGGGACATTAAGAACCAGCTCGACAACTATATGAAAACACTGGGATATGTTCGGGCTACAACCACTTTAACCCCAGTGGTTTATAATTTTTCACCGGAAAAAAATGTCTCCCCCGCCCCAAAAAATTTTGATGAAAAGACAACTTGTCCTACGTCACAAACGGTGGTAGAAATCCATTCGACAGGCTCAACAGAACTTAATGCAGAACCGGCGAAGGATTTCAAGATGAACATCGAACCTATAGTTGACCCACATGCACCCAAGGCCCGAAAGGCCCGCAAGAAGTCGGACGTTGTGACCAAGGAAGAAGTGGTCGCATTTGCCAAGGCGGCGATTGACCCGCAAGACCTCGAAGATGAAAAGGCACATGCCGAAACATCGCCCAAACTGACCCACGACGATCTTCGGGCCGTGGTAGGTGAGTTCACCAAGGTTTACGGGATCGCTAAAGCTCAGAAGATGATCCCTGTGATCCTTAGCTGTGCGATTGTGGAAGTGCCAGAAGACGGCATCCAAGAAGCCATTGACAAAATCCGTGCCGAAATCACCGATGTTGAGGACGAGCCGGAAGACAACGATGAAGGCGTTACCTTTGCAAGCGAAGCCGATGTGCGTGAAGCTATGATGGCTTACGCCAAAAAGTATGACGGTTCCGATGCGAAGATGACCAACACATTGGTCGATGGTCCGAAGATTTTGGCCCGAGAGTTTGGCGACACCATTACCGCCATCCGTCTCATTCCAAATGACCCGAAGTCTTATGGTCGTGCGCTGGACGCGATCAACAACGCAATTAACTTCAACCCATTCATGCGGGAAATTGCACTGTGACAAACACACACGCCCAACGCGACCACGCTGTGTGGTCGGCCAGCGCCACTGCTGCTAACTGGACCTGCCCGGGCCGGTTGGCAATGGTGACGCTGGCACCAGAAGACGAGGAGTCGATCCACGCGGCGCGTGGAACGGCGGCCCACGAGATTGCCGAGAAAGCCCTGCGGTCTGACAACGATTGCGGAAAGTATCTCGGCAGCACCATCAAGACCAAGAAGTTTGACATCGAGATTGATGAAGAGCTGGTCGAAAGCGCCCAGACCTACGTCGATTATGTGGACGGTCTGAATGACATCGTGGATCAGCGGTGCGAGTTGATGCTGGAAAAGCGGTTCACGCTGGAGCAGCTTGACCCACCTTTTGACGCTGGCGGCACTTGTGATGCCATCGTCATCAACCCAACGATGAACACGCTGGAAGTGGTGGACTTGAAGAACGGTCGCGGCGTGGTCGAGGTCAACGAGAACAAGCAGACACGCACTTATGCGTTGCTTGCAATGCTCAACATTGATCCAGAACTGGCGAGCAAGGTGGACTATATCAAGTCCACCATCGTCCAGCCCCGCGCCTACCACAAAGACGGGCGTATCCGGTCGGAAACATTTCATGTGGCCGACTTGGTTGAATGGACGCACGATCTCCTTGCCGCAATGAAACGTAGCAAAGAAGCCTACGATGCGTTCCAAAACATCAATGGCAGTCGCACAAATTTTGACGAGTGGGCCAAACAGTATCTTGTCCCCGGCTCGTGCAAATTTTGCCCCGCTCTTGCCATGTGCCCACAACACAGGGAGCAGGCTTTGACCGTTGCGCCGGAAATGGCAAAGCTGTGGTTTGAAGACACAACACTGGAGACACCACCGATGTTAAAAAACGATGTGGAGCTTTTATCGACAGACGAACTCTCGCATATTCTCGACGGGTTGGAAAATTTGGAAGATTGGATTTCTGCTGTGCGTTCTTTTGCGCACGCTGAAGCAGAAAAAGGAAAAAAAATTCCGGGCTACCAACTTGTAGAAAAAATCGGCAACAGAAAATGGGCCGCCGATGAAGAAAAAACAGTTTCTGATCTGAAAAATAAATTAAATTTGGCGGACGAACAAATTTTTTCAAAAAAAATTCTGTCGCCGTCACAGATCGAAAAAATTATTGGCACTAAACGCAAAGGAGAAATTGAAAATATGTGGACTAAGCCTGTCACCGGAACAAATTTGGTGTCAGAGAAAAAATCTAGCCGACCCGCTGCTCGCAGCAAAGTTGAAACTTTTTTTGAACCTGTAAAGGACTAAACGTCATGGAACGTAGCGCTGATTTCAAAACCCCTCTCTGCCGTGTTGCATTTGCAAACACATTGTTCAAACCCCGCGCTCAACTGTTGGGCGGCGTCGAGAAGTATGGTTGCACGCTGATCTTCCCGAAGAACTCCGATATGAGTGTGCTTCAAGACGCGCTTCGCGGCGTGATCGTTGCCCAGTGGGGTGACAAGGGTCTGGAGCGTGCCAAGGCCGGTCTGATCAAGAACCCCATCCTTGATGGCGGTGGCAAAGAAGGCCGCTCGAAGAAGACCGGAGAGTTTCACGCTGGCTTCGGACCTGACGTTGTGTTCATCCGCGTCCAATCTGCCAAGGCACCAATGGTGCGCTTTAAGTCGGAGAACATTCCGGCCACCGAGGATGAAGTCTATTCCGGTTGCTACGGCAAGGCAGTGCTGAACGCATTTGCTTGGCACAACGACCAGAATGGTGACGGCGTTTCCTTCGGCATCCAATTCTTCCAAAAGTTGCAGGAAGGCGACCGCCTTGGCGGTGGCGGTGGTGTCGATGTCTCGCAGTGGATGGAGACCGTTCCCGATGAAGGTGCGGCCCCCGAAGTCACTCGTAGTGGTTCTGGCGCAGCCGGTTTGTTCGGCGCGTAATTTCAACGGGGTGGGGCAACCCACCCCACTTTAGGAGTAAGACCAATGACTGATGTTGTTAATTCCTCAGAAGCCATGCAACTTCTGGACCGCATCGAGAAACTCGAAGCCGAACGTAAAGAGATTGCCGACGATATTTCTAGTGTTTGGCAAGAAGCAAAAGCGTTAGGCTTTAGCAAAGAGCTGAAGAAGGCACATTCCATCCGCAAAATGAAACCCGATGATCGGGCCGTTTTGGGGGTCTATGTGCAGGCTCTCGGCTTGTTCGACTAACATCAACGGGGAGGTTGATATGTGGACAAACTACGCAGTTAAGACAATGAAAGACCTGATGGAGCAAGGGTGGACCGCCCGAAGGATTGCCCTCCATCTGGGGCCGGAATTTACCCGCTCCGCGGTGATCGGCAAATGGAACAGAATGGGTCTGCGGACCACACGTTACATCGCCGTAGAACCCAAGGTTGCCAAAGTCCCAGACCTCCCCACCCCCGACATCAAAGGTGTCCTTTTTGACGATTTGGAAAGCGGCATGTGCCGCTACCCATTGGCAGGTGAAGGCAGAAAGATTGTGTTTTGCGCGGAGCCGTCAATCAACAGGGTGTATTGCGAGTGCCACCAGAGGCTAACTCGCGTGCCGGGAACCGCTTCGGCGATAACCTTAAAGAAGCTCATGAAAACGAGAGGCTAAGAACATGAGAAGCACACAGCGATATGAAATACCCGCTACTGACACGAACCTTATTGACAGCTTGCGCAGCTACGGCCTTGTCTATGTGGCAACGCCATTTTCCAAATACGAAGAAGGCATGGCTGTCGCGTATGAACATGCTTGCCAAGTGACCGGCGAACTTCTGCGTTACAACGTCAACGCTTTCTCGCCGATTGTTCATTCCTACGGTATCTCGGCGCACGCAAACATTGATCCATTGGATCACAAGTTCTGGATGCGCGTAGATAAGCCGCATATGGATAAGTGTGATGCACTGGTCGTTGCGCAGCTTGACGGTTGGGACGAAAGTCTTGGTGTCGGAATGGAAATCAAGGCTTTCCGCAATGCGGGAAAACCCATCCATTTTATCAGGCCGCAAAGAAATCCTACTGTCATTGAGATGACGGCTTTCAAACTTTCACAGGTGGCAGTTCTTTTGTGCTTCCTGTTTCTGCTTGCCATTGTCTTACTCTCGATCTGACATGGTTAAATTTGCATCTGAACAGGCGGAAAAGCGTGCCGTAATGTTTGCTTCCACGCTCAAGGCTCTCCGGTCTTTGGAGGGTCTTATCAACGAAGTGAAGAAAACACACGACACGCTTGAGACCGCAATCAAAGCCCTTGATTTTGCGCAAGTTGTGATCCTTGAGCAAAACGAAAAAATCAAAACTCTAAGTGAACAGTTGGAAAGGTATAGGCCATGAGTGGTGAAACAAAAAAACGTATCAGCGATCTTGAAGTTGAGTTGTTTGAAGCGCGTAGAGATAACAATTTTTTAGTTGGTGTGATGTCTAATAAACCAACACTGCGCGACCAATTTGCAATGGCGGCGTTTCCTGTAATTTTTGAAAAGTATGGAGCGCAACAGTTTGATTTTGAGCAACAAGCCAAACGGTCATATCAATTTGCCGATGCTATGTTGTCCGCACGCGAAGAACTTAAATAAAACATACAGGAGAGTATCATGGGAAATGCAGTATGGTCATGGGATGATCTTTACACCCCACCTCGTCGGGGCCGCCCGCCGGGAACCAAGAACAAGCCCAACCACAGAGCTGGCCGGAGACCACTGAACAAGGATGCGGAACAATGCACCCAGAAGACAAAGAAACGTGCTTGAAATTGATAGTTATTTACGCACTGCTGTTTATCTTTTGTTACTATCTGACCACGACGATGGAACCATAAAGAACCGGAGAAAGAACATGAATGATGTGATTAGATATGGAAAAGACTGGCTTGAAATTTTGGCCCACTACCGAAATACGGAATTTACGGATCAGAAGACCCAAGACCTTGCCGCCGCCTTGATCAGCATGGCTTACAAGCGCTTTGAAAAAGCCTACCTCGATCACTGGAATGAAAAGATCGAAATCGAGCAAGCGGCACGCCGTATGGAAAACGAAGTGGCCGAACTTTTGGGAACAAAGTAATGAGCCTCATCTTTGATTTTGAAACACGCTCCACGGTCAATTTGCTTGACCGTGGAGTTTATGTTTACGTCGAGCATGAGCTGACCGACGCCTTGCTGGCATCATTCAAGCTGTCGAAGCGCGAGGACGAGCCGCTCAACCGCGAAGAAGAAATCTGGGCCTCCCACGGCGGCCCAATAAACGCCGTGTGCCGGTGGACAAACGGCGAGCCTATGCCAGCCTACCTTCGGGCCTATGTGGCCGCTGGTGGCGAAATCTGTGCCCACAACGCCGCCTTCGAGCGGCTGATCTGGTGGCATGTCATGCACATCAAGCACGGCTGGAACAAACCAAAGCTGGAACAGTTCCGTTGCACGGCGGTGACCGCCGCAGCAATGGCACTTCCGCGCTCGCTTGACCGGCTTGGTGCCGCACTTAACTTGAAGACCAAGAAGGACAAGTCGGGGTCGGACCTGATCCGCATCCACTCCGTGCCGCAAGGCTTTGACATCGACGGCAATGCAATTTGGCACCGGCTTTACAACGACCTTGAGTCGCTTGCCCGCTTCCACGACTATTGCGACGTTGACGTTCTCTCCGAAGAAGAAGCCCATCACCGTCTCGTGCCGCTCTCGGACGAGGAGATGGAAATCTATTGGCTAAACGAGCGCATCAATGATCGGGGGCTTCGCATCGACACCGCTTCGGCGCACTGCGCCATCGAGCTGGCCGAGAAGACCAAAGCCTCCATCAACAAGGAACTGTTTCAT